GCCAAGAATATTGACAAAGGCAAGATGAGCGCGGCGTATTGGGCAAACAAAGTTAAATGGTAGCCAAAAATAAAGTAATTTCTTTATAATAGGGGCGATGGCTTCTTCCCATTGGGGATAGGCAAAAGCTGGCTCTGTTAAGTTTTGCGGGGAAGCGAATGACCTATCTTGAAATTGTAAATTCTATTCTGGTGCGATTGCGTGAGCCGACGGTATCAACTGTCGGCCTTGATGCGTATTCGACCTTGATCGGCAAGTTCGTTAATGACGCCAAGCGCCAAGTCGAGGATGCTTACGATTGGAATGCTCTCGGCCAAGAAAAAACAATCACTACCGCATCCGGCACGTATGTCTATTCGTTAACCGGCGCAGGTCAAAAGTTTCGTGTATCTAGTGATCCGCTAAATACCACCAGCAATGTTGTCATGCAAAATATCAGCGTGTCCGACATGCGCCAAAAGCAAAACTTCACCCCGATTGTCACCAACATCCCAGCGCAGTATTGCTTTGAGGGTGTTGACGGCAATGGTGATGCTCAAGTTCAATTGTATGGCCGTCCTGATGGCGTCTATACCATCAAATTCTTTTTGACCATCCCCCAAGCTGTTCTGTCATCAGACGGCACATCGGTGTTGGTGCCTGACGTATTGGTTGAGCAAAATGCCTATGCTAGAGCGTTAGTTGAGCGCGGCGAAGATGGTGGATTGAGTTCGTCAGAGGCTTACAACTTGTATCGCTCCATGTTGGCTGACTACATTTCGTTGGAAGCTACGCGCTTCCCTGAAACTCAGGAGTTTGTTCCAGTATGAGTCAAGCACTTGAACGATTTAGCGTTAACGCACCAGGCTTTTATGGCCTGAATACGCAAGACTCGCCATTGGATTTGGCGGCTGGATTTGCATTGACTGCGATTAACTGCATTCTGGACAAGTACGGTCGGATGGGCGCACGTAAGGGATGGACGAAAGTTAATACCAGTTCGGGCAATTTAGGCGCTAACGATATTGGCGTCATCCACGAATTGGTGCTTACTGGTGGATCGGTAACGACTCTATTTGCTGGAAACAATAAGATATTCAAATTAAGCGGCACAACAGTTACTGAGTTGACCTATGGCGGTGGTGGTACAGCACCAACCATTAGCGCCAATAACTGGCAGTGCGCATCATTAAATGGAGTAACGTATTTCTTTCAGTCCGGTCATGATCCAATAATCTATGACCCAGCGGTTAGTTCTACAACGTACCGCCGAGTAAGTGAAAAGTCTGGCTATGCCGGTACGGTGCCACTAGGGAATATTTGCATCTCTGCGTATGGTCGTTTGTGGATCGCTAACAGTACGTCAGATAAAACAACGCTAACCTTTTCTGATTTGATTGCTGGCCATATTTATACCGGCGGCACATCAGGTACATTGAACGTCAATAACGTATGGGCTAACGGTGCTGATGAAATAACCGGCCTAGCAGCGCACAACGGCTTTTTGTTTATCTTTGGCAAGCGCCAGATTTTGGTTTACCAAGGTGCGACAACACCTAGCACAATGTCGTTGTACGACACTGTGGTTGGTATCGGTTGCCAATACCGTGATTCAATCCAAAGTACCAACACCGATGTTGTATTTTTGTCCAACAGCGGTGTGCGCTCAGTTCTTAGAACCATTCAGGAAAAGTCAGCACCATTTCGTGACTTGAGTAAGAATGTTCGTAATGACTTGATGCAGTTGGTAGCGGGTGAAACACCGGCAAATATTAAAGGCGTTTATTCAGAAATAGACGCATTCTACTTATTGACGTTCCCAACGGCGGGTCAAGTCTATGTGTTTGATACGCGAAATGTTATGCAGGACGGATCAGCGCGTGTAACTACGTGGAACGACATTAAGCCAACGGCAATGTATGCGTTGCGTAACGGCGACCTATTGATTGGTAAGAATGGTTACGTTGGTAAATACGGCGGGTATCTTGATGACACTAGCACGTATCGAATGCAGTATTACACCAATCACGCTGACTTAGGTGATGTTGCTGTTACGTCGATTGTTAAGCGCATATCCATTGTTGCTATTGGCGGTTCAGATCAAGTGGTAACGATTAAATGGGGTTACGATTTTTCTGAGAATTATTTGTCTCAGAACGTATCTGTTCCAACCCAAGGAATTTCTGAATATGGTACGGCTGAGTATGGCGCTAATGGCGTTCCTGTTGCGCAGTATGCCGGTGGTATTGTGATTCAGAATTTATTTGCTCAAGCTACTGGCTCGGGTAAAGTTTTCCAGACAGGCTATGAAGCCGAGGTAAATGGGTTTGAATTATCTATTCAAAAAATTGAGATTTTGGCCAAACGTGGCCGTATAAATTAAGGGGCGGCAATGTCTGACTATACCAAATCAACCGACTTTGCATCTAAGGACGCGCTGCCATCAGGCAACTCGGCCAAGATTGTAAAGGGTACGGAGATTGACACAGAATTTAATAATATTGCGATTGCTGTTGCGACTAAGGCTGACTTAGCTAGCCCAGGCTTTTCTGGCAGTCCAACAGCACCAACGCAAACAACTGGCGACAATACATCTAAGTTGGCCACAACAGGGTTTGTGCAAGCTGCATTAAGCGCTCTGTACCCTGTTGGCTCGATCTATACCAATGCGGCAGTTAGCACCAACCCTGCTACGTTACTTGGATTTGGTACATGGTCAGCGTTTGGCGCTGGCCGTGTCATGGTTGGTCTTGATGCTGGCAATGCAGCGTTTGATACAGCGCAAGAAACTGGTGGTTCGGCTGACGCTATTGTCGTTAGCCATAGCCACACGGCAACATCAAGCGTTAGCGACCCTGGCCACAACCACACAATAGGATTTCAAAATAACACCATCGATCAAAATGCTGGATCGTCAGCTCTTACTAAACAAGGTACATCAAACACAAGCACCGCAAGCACAGGTATTAGCGTTAGCACCAGTATTAGCACAACAGGATCAAGCGCAACAAATGCAAACTTGCCGCCGTACATCGTTGTCTATATGTGGCGTCGCACGGCATGAGTGCAGTATTGGAAAATGTTGGCGGTGAGATTACTCACCACTTTTCAGATGGTTTGTATGCCAAAGAAGCATTCGTTCCTGCTGGCACAGCTATCATGAAACATACGCACAACTTTAGTCATCTGTCTATTTTAGCTAAAGGTCGTGTAGCAGTAATGAAGGGCGACGTCATTGAAATTATTGACGCGCCAGCGTGTATAAATATTGAAGCAAACGTAGTTCATGGCATTAAGGCTATGAGCGATTGTGTCTGGTTTTGTATCCATGCGACGGATGAAAAAGACCCGTCAAAAGTGGATGAGATTTTAATTAGAGGGGAATGATATGCCTTGGGCAATTGCAG